TGAGAGCCCACGCTTGTCTCTCCAGACAAACCTAATTTCGACTGGTCAAGTCCAGGTGGGTTACTACGGTTATGGCGCAATCGCGACAAAGCTCGGCGCTGGCGCATACCGCTGGATGGTTGCGTAGTCCAAACTAATCATGGGGGAGCTGCTGCTCCCGGTGGCTCCCCCAGCCGTTTAACGAGAGGAACTAGAAATGGCAACAATAGTTACAGCAAGCGAACTTCGCTCTGTCCTTGGCGTTTCTAGTTCCCTCTATTCGGACAGTTATCTAACCGATGTGATAGATACAGCTGAGGCCGTGATTTTGCCAATGCTTGTCAAATATGCAGTCGCCATCGATGAAGTCGAACTCGAGGCAAACGTAGCAACATATAAAACACTTGGTGAAAACCAATTCTCAGCGGGTCAGAGCGTGGTCATCACAGGATGCGGCTCCCCATTTAACGGAACTTTCACAATTTCAGATTCTTACGATGATCTGTTTACTGTAGCCATCACAAATGCAGATATAGAGCCAAAGAAGGTCATTCCTTCAGGCTTGGCTACCCTTTCAGGCGCTGCAACCTATGTTGGAGTCAGCGCAGTTGAATCTGCAGTTCTCGCAGTCTCAGTCGAAGTATTCCAATCTCGCATCGCTCCCGGCGGTCAGATTGAAGGCATTGACTTTACAAACGTAAGCCCTTATCGATTAGGGCGCAGTCTCTTCAACCGTGTTTCAGGGCTTCTAGGGGCGTACATCGATACCGATTCAATGGTGCAGTAATGCCTAACACGATTCTCGATACAGTCCGTCAACCACTAGCCACAGCCTTTGCAGGCGTTGCAGGCAACGTCTACGCATACGTTCCAGAGGCTCCAATGGTTCCATTTGTGGTTACAGTCCCGGATTCCCCATATCTTGAACTCGAGACAATCAACAAGACAACCCTTCATATCAAAATAAATCTCGTCATATCAGTCGCGGTTGCATATAACAGCAACCCTGCATCGCTCGACAATCTCGAGCAGCTAGTCATAAGTGTTCTGAAGGTGATCCCAGTTGGATACACAGTCGGAGCGGTTGAAAAACCAACGGTTACTCAGGTCGGCCCATCCAATGTCTTGGTGGCAGATATCAGAGTTTCTACCTACTACACACAAACAAACTAAGGATAAATAATGGCAACCACAGTAATCACAGGTCGCGATATTTCTCTATCTTTCACAGGTGGAACAGATATCGAGGCTCAAGCACTTTCAGCAGTTCTCACAAAGACCAACGTTCGCGAGACCTACCAGACTCTCGATGGCGAGGCTTACAAGACTGTTAACACAGAGGCAACCTTTGCTCTTTCAATGCTCGCTGACTGGGGCAAGACTTCTTCAGTATGCGAAGCACTTTGGGCAGCAGCAGAAGCACCAGACACCACAATTTCAGTAACTCTTACAGCTGCTTCAGGCGCTCAATTCGTATTTCCAATTCTTCCTGAATTCCCAACAGCAGGAGGCGGTGGAACAGACGCACAGACTGTAGACTTTACATTCAAGGTCGCAAACGGAACTGTCACCGAGACATTCTCCTAAACCGATAGAAACGGGAGCAAACAATGCAACAGCAAATAACAATTAAATATATAGATGGATCCGAAACCACTTACATGGTTCGTCCACCAGATTACGCCCGCTGGGAAATGACAACTAAAAAGGTTATCTCCCAGTTCGGCGGAATGTGGGACATTCTTTATGTCGCTCATAGCGCCATGAAGCGTGAAGCAGGCGGAAAGCCAACCAAGCCTCTTGAGGTATGGATGGAATCAGTCTCAGACGTCGAAGTAGGTGAAGGTGACCCAAAAGCCATCCAAGAGGAAGCGTAAGCCGACTCTTGGTTGAACTGGCACTAGCCACACAGATTCCTATGGATCATTGGCAAACTGCCGAAGATATTCTTACAGCTATAGACATACTGGAGCAGCGGAATGGCAAGTGAACTAGTAGCACTTGATCAGACTGAACTACGCCAAGTATTCAAGGCCTTAAAGAATATGGGTGATGAAGCAAACGATGAGGCCAAGCGCCAATCCGGCGCTCTGGCTGAATTCGCTAGAGCAGAAGTTATTCAGACTGCTAATTCTTTACAAAGTAGGAAAGTAGCAGGCAGAATTGCAGAAGGTTCTCGGGTTAAGAAGTCCAGCCGAATCGGTGAGATTACTTATGGCTTCGCTTCTCAGAAGTTCTCAGGTGGGGCAACCACTAAAGACATTTGGGGCGGTTCAGAATTCGGATCTAATAAATACAAGCAGTTCCCGGTGTGGTCAGGCCGTCAAGGTCGAGGCTCTAAGGGTTGGTTTATTTATCCAACGCTTCGCAGGATTCAACCTGAAATCGTTGCTAGATGGACTGAATCATTTACTAAAATTCTGAAGGAGTGGGGCTAATGGCAACAGGTACAAGAGCGTTAACGCTTAAACTCCTTGCCGACGTCGATAACTTCACTAAAAACCTCGACAAAGCCGACAAGGACGTTGCTACTTTTGGTGACAAGGTTGGAGAGTTTGGCAAGAAGGCTGGCCTAGCCTTTGCAGCTGCTGGAGCAGCAGCGGTTGCCTATGCAGGCAAATTAGCCATTGACGGGGTTAAAGCAGCCATAGAAGATGCCGCTGCGCAAACGAAGTTAGCCCTGACTTTGAAAAACGTCACAGGCGCTACTGAGAATCAGATTGCGGCAACCGAAGATTACATAACCAAGACTTCTTTGGCTTTTGGCATTACTGATGATCAGCTTCGTCCAAGCCTTGAGCGATTGGCTCGCGCTACCGGTGATGTTGAAAAGGCTCAGAAACTTCAAACCGTTGCAATCGACGTTGCAGCAGGTTCAGGTAAGTCACTCGAAACAGTTACCAACGCCATGGCAAAGGCCGCTGAAGGTCAAACTGCGTCACTTGCTAAATTGGGAATTGGATTAACTTCTGCTCAGCTCAAGACCATGAGCATGGATGAGATTACTGCCAAATTAGCCGATACATTCCAGAATCAGGCTTCGGCCCAGGCTGACACATTCCAAGGTAAATTAACCAGACTTCAGATAGCCTTTGATGAAGGTAAGGAAACCGTCGGAGCATTTATCCTCGACGCCATTACTCCGATGGTCGAAATTATCGTTAATAAAGTCGTTCCAGCAATCCAAGAGTTCACTAGCAATATCGGCGACAAATTACAGCCTATTATGAAAGTCATTCAGCCAATCATCAACGGCGTACGATCAGCATTCAACAATGTTCGGGATTCTTTGGCTCGTAACAATGATGAACTTCAGCCTTTCTATAACTTTATGATTGCTATTTATGATTTCGCAAAAGATTATCTTGCTCCAGTTCTAGGTAAGACTTTAGGCTTTGCGATTGAATCGTTAGGTAAATTCGTCGCTGGAGTAATCGATCAGTTTGCCTCATTCGTCGATAAAATTACTCGAATCTATAACGCGATCAAAGGTATTATTGACGCTATCAAGGGTGCAGGTTCAGTTGTAGGAAACTTCTTCTCAGGAGCATCTGCATCTACTGGGACTACATTCTCCAATGCTGCGCTCGCTCCTGCAGCAGTTGCGCCAGCGCCTTCAATGCCATCAGACGGTATGATTTCTTATAATCCTTTAACTGGCCTTAATTACAACCCTAATGCTGGGGTCAATATCACCGTCAACGGAGCAATAGACGCTGAATCAACAGCCCGCCAGATTGTGAGCATTTTGAATGATTCCTCAGCTCGAGGAACCCTTGGCGGAGGCTTAATCTACGCATGACCGCATGGACTCCAACCTATAAGATTCAGATAGACGGCTACGAAGTTACAGACGTCACCGTCGCCAATCTAACTATTACTTCAGGGCGTACCGATATCAATCAGCAACCAGTTGCCGGATATTGCCAGTTGCAATTATTAAACTTTGATAACAGCAGTTATGACTTTACAGTTGGAACAAGCCTTTCAGTTCAAGTCACAGATTCCAACGATGATTTTGTGCCTATCTTTGGTGGTTATGTTTCAGACTTCACTATCTCGGTCAATCGAGCAGGGAGCCTTGGTTATACGACAGTTGCAACCATTACTGCTCTAGGTGCACTTTCAAAGTTGCCTAAGATTATTGACAATGGAATCTTGTCTCAGGATCAAGATGGCGACCAAATTTATAGCCTTTTATCTAACTATCTTTTGGGTCAATGGAACGAGGTTCCAGCAGCTGAGACTTGGGCTAATTACAATCCTACCGAGACTTGGGCTAATGCGGTCAATATCGGCCTAGGCGAAATTGACCGTCCGGGTGATTATCTGATGATTAGCAGATCATCGAGCAAGACTGACCTTTATTCATTATGTGTTGATATTGCCAATTCTGCTTTTGGAACTTTATATGAGGATGCTAATGGAAATATCGGTTATGCCGACCAAACCCATAGGCAGGACTATCTAGCAAATAATGGCTATACAACCTTGGATGCTAACCATGCCAACGGACTAGGGCTTTCAGCAACTACCAAGGCCGGTGATCTTCGAAATTACTTTAATATCATTTACGACAATAATGGCAATCAGTCCTATGTTGCTGAAGATACGACCAGTCAATCTCTCTTTGGTGTTTATGGAGAATCTTACATTTCTCGAATTAAAAATACTGCTGACGCCGAGTTATTGGCTGATCGTTATATAGCTCTTCGAGCCTATCCGTATCCTAAATTCCAAGGGATAACCTTTACCTTGGGAAACCCTGAAATCGACGATTCAGATCGAGATGCCCTCTTGAATATCTTCATGGGTCAACCAGTCTGGATTCAGAACCTGCCCGGCAATATCAGCAATGGGTCATTTCAAGGTTATGTCGAAGGATGGACTTTCCGAGCAAGCCTGAATAATCTTTCGATCACCTTCAATGCGTCTCCAATAAGTTTCTCCCAAGTTGCGGTAAAATGGGAACAGGTAAATGCAGCGGAGGCTTGGAACACAATCAATAACAGCCTAACTTGGCTTGATGCGATAGGAGCAGTAGCGTAATGGCAACGACCACGACAAATTTTGGCTGGGATATTCCTCAGTCGACTGATTTGGTGAAAGATGGGGCAACAGCGATTGCCGCACTAGGCCAAGACATTGATACTGCATTGGTTGACCTCAAGGGTGGAACCACAGGCCAAGTGCTAGCAAAGGCATCAAGCACAGACCTCGATTTCTCTTGGGTGGCAGTAGATCCATTAACTATCCTTGATGCAAAAGGCGATTTAATTACAGCAACCGCAGCAGACACTCCAGCACGTCTACCAGTTGGCACAAATGGGTATGTTCTCACAGCCGATTCAGCTGAAGCAACTGGAATTAAATGGGCTGCTCCCGCAGGTGGTGGAAAGATTCTTCAGGTTGTTTATGGCTCTTACAGCACCGATAACACAATTAATAGCACAAGTTACACAGATACAGGCCTAAGCCTTTCAATTACTCCATCGTCGGCTACTAGCAAGGTTCTTGCCTTTGCTCAGACAAACTTCTATGTCGATGTGGCAAGCGGAAATCCAGGCGCTCGAATTAGATTAGTCCGTGGATCGACGAGCGTTTTGGAATTAAGTGCAAACGCAAATAACGTGGCTTTGGTGATTGGAGCATCTGGTAGCCGTGGTGGAATCTTCCAAATTCCTTTGCATTACTTAGATTCACCTGCGACTACATCAGCCACCACATATAAGATTCAGGCTCGCAATGACGGTATTAATACAACTTTCCAATGGAATAACGGCGTTGCAAATATCATTCTCATGGAAGTTGGTGCGTAATGGATAGTCAGTATCTGGCAAAGGCAATAAAAAAGTTACATCCAGAAGCAGAGTTCACGTTCAAAAACGCTGATTACTCTACTATTGAATGGATTGTCTTAGAAGGTGATGCTCCAACTTTGAAAGAATTAGAAGCAGCCGTAAAAGTTGTCAAACAGGAAGAAGCCACAGCACAGGCAGAGAAGGAAGCAGCGAGAGCGGCTATCCTTGCTCGCCTTGGCATTACAGCTGAAGAAGCCGCTTTGCTATTGGCATGACTCCAAAATTATGCAAGGCGGGGCAACAACTTCGTGAACAAATTGATGATGCGTTCCCCGATAGAGATCGTAGTAGTGACGGGTGGATTGCCGATGCCCGCCATGTTGCTGCGGGTCGCTCTGATCACATCCCCAATGCTAAAGGCTGGGTATGTGCCATCGACGTTGATCGAGACCTTGCAGGTAAATCCGGTAAGCCAGACCTCATGCCTAATTTGGCAGATCAGATTCGTCAAGCTGCAAAGCGAGACAAGCGCATCAAATACATCATCTTTGATGGACGAATTGCATCGCCAATCTTGGGCTGGCGTTGGAGAACTTACAAAGGACCTAATCCGCATCGGAAGCATTGCCACATTTCTTTCACTACAAAAGGCGAGACGGATGGCTCGTTCTTTTCTAACATCCCAATGATAGGCGGAACCGAATGAACATGAAGAACCCAGTAATCCTCACCGCAGGTGCATTTCTAGCCGCATGGGGAGCATCAAACTTCGCACTTGATTATCGCTCAATCCTTTGGGCTGTACTTGCTGGCGTCTTTGGTTATGCCACTCCGAAAAAGTGAGTCCGCAGGATCTAGCGGCTGTTGCAGTTGCTGTAACGACCGTTATTGGTTCATTTATTGGCTTAGTGCGTTGGTTGGTAAAGCATTACCTCGCGGAATTAAAACCAAATAGCGGTTCAAGTCTTAAGGATCAGGTCAATCGTTTAGAAGCGCGTGTCGATACAATAATCGAGATGTTAGGTAGGTAACACTTATCCCATGCCAGCCAAGAAGCGCCCGGTAATTGATTTAGATACTTACAACGCTCTAGATGCTTATGCCATCGCGTTGAACGAGTATTACAAATCGCTGCGCAAGGCTGGATTTAGCGAGACTCACGCCTTCTGGCTCTTATCAGATCGTGACACTTTCCCAGATTGGATAATCCCTAACCTACCCAATCGAATAGATAATATCCCCTATGAGGACGACGACGAGGATTAGATGAAGCGAATCGTTATCCTGAGCGACTTACAGGTTCCTTTCGAGGATGTCCACGTCACTCAGAACATAGCAAGATTCCTACAGAAATTTAAGCCAGACCAGACAGTTACTATCGGTGACGAAATTGACTTCCAAACTATCTCCAAGTGGAGCGAGGGAACCCCTCAAGCCTATGAGCAGAGTCTTGGGGATGATCGTGACCGATGCGTCGAACTCCTCTGGGAATTGGGTGTTACTGACTGCATCCGAAGCAACCACACGGATAGACTTTATAACATCATCATGAAGAAAATACCGTCGTTTCTGTCCTTGCCAGAGCTGCGGTTTGAGAAGTTTATGAAGTTCGATGAATTGGGTATTACCTTCCATAAGAACCCAATGCCTATCGCTCCTGGCTGGATTGCCGTCCATGGCGACCATACGCCTATCAAACAGTTGGGCGGTTTAAGCGCCCTAGAAGCCGCTAGAAGGCATGGAAAGAACGTTATCTCTGGTCATACCCATAGAGCAGGCCGTAGCGCCTTCACAGAGGCCTCTGGAGGCCGTTTAGGGCGTGTTTTACATGGAGTCGAGGTAGGAAACCTTATGGACTTCAAACAGGCCTCATACACCAAGGGAACGGCTAATTGGCAACAAGCCTTTGCCATCATGTACGTCCATGGATCAACAGTCCAAGTGGACATAATCAACATTGAGAAAAATGGCACATTTATTGTCCAAGGCAAGGTTTATGGACGGGTTCGCTAGTCCAGTATTCGAGGACGAGAATCCCGCCGAAATCGTTATCATTTCGTTATCAAAGCATGGCGGGTGTCGCATCCATCTCATGTAATGTTCTCTCTGTAAGGGGCTTGGGTAATCATTTCGCCGTGTATCACTCAAGTCCCTTACCTAACAAAGGGAGATGAAATGACAGTTCTACAGCTGATTCTGCTAGCCAGTCACTTATTGGTCGCAGTTCTCATGTATAAGACAGGTTTTCACGATGGACAGGTAGAAGGCCGAATCGACGAGTTCCAGAGAGTTAACGGATGAACGCCGGTGACTACCTTAACGAAGCAAGAGCAATCATTCAAGATCGTGGAATGGACTACGGACACCCGACAGACAATATGTCCAGAACCGCACGCCTTTGGTCTGCATACCTCGAAATGCCGATTGAAGATTACCAAGTGGCTATGTGCCTTGCACTTGTCAAAGTCGCTCGATCAATGGAATCTGGAAAGGTCGATAATTTCATCGACGGAAGCGCATACTTTGCTATTTCAGGATTCTTGAGAAACGAGGAGAACGAACTCTATGTTTAATCTCGATGATTATGAGCCAGTAGAAAAAAGACTTGGCTATAAAAAAGACGCTAAATCATTTTGGGAGGATTATCCTGATGGCCGCATATTTACGAAACTTATTGATTTCAGTAATGGACGTTATATCGTTCAGGCTTTTGTCTACCGAACTGAAGCTGATCAACACCCTTGGACAACTGGGCTCGCGGAAGAAACGATTACGGGTCGTGGAGTCAATGCTACTTCTGCTCTTGAAAATGCAGAAACCTCCTCGATTGGCCGTGCATTGGCTACGGCGGGTTATGCGACAAAGGGCAAACGCCCAAGCCGCGAAGAAATGGCAAAAGTCGCGTCAAGAGTTGTGGTTTCCGAAACGATAAAAGAAACCAAGGCCAAGATGGCAGAAACAGCCAGCGAATACGTCCCTGTACCAAAGGAGGAAGATCCGTGGACAATCAAATCAGCGGAACCAGTTCAGACTATGGAAGCAGCAGTCGAGACGGTGAAATCAATTCTTGGTGGCACAACGGAATCGGATATACAGCGTTGCCCTCATGGCGAAATGATTTGGAAAACTGGTACTACCAAAGCTGGTAAACCTTGGGGACATTGGCGTTGCATGAATCATATTCAGGGAGATGCAGAACGCTGCGAACCTCGATGGTATGAGATCGATAAAGAGACCGGACTTTGGAAGCCGCAGGTTAAAAAGTGATGGGACACATCCAGTTCCTCAATCAAGATGGGGAATGGGAGTCATTTCCTACAGCTGAAGAAGAAGCCAATCTGAGAGCAAACGCAGCAGCCTTAGAAGAATTGGGCTATAAACTGATTTGCCAGATGTGCAATGAAGTTCCTACTTGGCAACAGATTCGCCAGCGATGGTTAATGCACGAGTGGACTTGTAAATGCGGAACAATAAATTCTGCTGGTAGGGCATAGACACGGTTTCTATGTCACGTCACAGAAAAGACCGGGGCTTGCGTACCGAAAGAGTCGTTGCTAGTTATCTCCAGCAATGGTGGCCATACGCGGGAATCGGTCGCGGGGCTGGAAAAGATATAACAGGCGTCCCGTTCGACGTCGAGGTTAAGGCTAGGTCGGCGTTCCAGCCGTTAGAGTGGCTGCGCCAAGCGAGCAAGCGTGCGGATGGCAAAGAGCTACCGTTCGTGGTGTGCCGTATGAATGGCCAAGGAGAAGATGCTTCCGAGTATCTGGCCTTTATGCGGTTTGCGGACTTGGTGCAGCTACTTCTACCAATTTACGCAGATATCAATAAAGATTCGGTAGAATTAGAACCTGAGAGATGCACTCAATGTGGATCGTGGAAGTTAAAGGAAGTCCCATGCCGGACGTGCAAGGTATCTAATGCCAATCTATGAATTCGAATGTACCAATATCGACTGCGAGGCCAACTTGCGGTACGAGAAGGAGTTATCGATCCATGAACCACATAAGGTCATTTGCCAGTTCTGTAAGTCAGAAATGCAGAAAATTTACTCAGTTCCGGGTATCCAATTCAAAGGCTCAGGGTTCTACTCAACCGATAACTAGTTATCAACACCTGTGGATAAGTAGGGTACAACACGCATTTAACGCGGGAGTTATCCACATGCTTGACACGGTTGGTACACTCTGGGCTAGAGCCCTCAGGGGCTCAGAGCGAGCCGCTTCGCGGAAAGCTCGCTCGGTAGCCATCGTTATTGGGATATCTCTGTCTATGCAGGCTACTGCAGTAGGACAGGGCTCAATAGATCCATATACAAACATCAAAGAATTAGCTGCTTATCAATTGACTGATAAGCAATACGATTGTCATAACGAGATAGTCTTTAGAGAATCATCATTCAGAATCAATGCTCGCAATGGCTCGCACCATGGGTATTACCAGATGAGGAATGAACTACTAATAAATGCTCCATACGATTACCAGTTCTATATGTACTGGAAGTATGTTCAACATAGATACGGTATTACCAAGTATGATGAACCTGACTATTGCAAAGCATTACATCATCTCAAGGTAAAGGGTTGGCAATGACAGAGAAGTGCAAGCACGACATATTCATCTGGCATGCGCCGGATGTCTACAGCTGCATGCGATGCCATAAAGCGATGTTCATAGAGAGCGAGATAGGCGAGCAATGATTAGAGGATTGCTCTGTTGGTTACTTGGTCACAAGTACAGTAGTTATCATTACCAAGGTATTCATTACGCATTCTGCATTCATTGCTATAAGAGTCACTATGTCAAGTCTTAAGAACAATGGATCTACTTCTCAATGGAGAAGGATAAGAGAACAGATCATCAAGAGAGACCAATGCTGCCAGATGTGTGGCACAGAGGAGCGCTTAAGCGTCGACCATATTGTGCCGAGGCACCTTGGGGGCGATGACAGCCCATCAAACCTGCAAGTCCTATGCGTATCGTGCAATAGTGCTAAGGGGGGTAGGTTTTCTGACACACGCTTTACAC